GAAGGCAAACGGCGACCCAACAGCGCTTTCTTCTTTGAGTGTTCCTATTTCTCAAATCGACGCCAACTCAAATTATGGGTATGCATTCGACATTGAAAATTACTTTGATATCATAACAAGAAGAGAAGAAATTGGTGTTGATGCAGCACCCGAAGAAATACCACCATTCTTCGGCGAAACACCATTCTACTCCCTTTCTGCAACTCCAGTCACAGCCGACGAAGGTGATAATGTTACTGGCGAAGCGGCTGATGATGTTGTATTTACTCTAGAGGCTCTTAATGTTCCAGACAGAACAAGGGTTCCTTGGACCATAACTGGCATTTCGTCAGATGATATTGTTCGCTCAAGAACGGGTTACTTTGTTGTGCTTGATCAAAAGGCACAGGTTGTGATTTCTATCAATAAAGACTTCCTAACAGAAGCAACAGAATATATGACGCTCACCTTAGATAACGGTGAAGCAAATACTACTGTAACAATTCTCGACACTTCGTTTGATCGTAAGTTCTACCTGTCTGTTGTTCCGAATACTTCTATTCAGAGCTACACTAGCGACACACTCAACTTCTTTATTGATTCGGATAACGTCGAAGAGGGTTCTATATACAAACTTGTCTCAGACAATTTCCCAGTTGCTAACGGAACTTTCTCCAACGCAGCTGCATATACAGCATCTAGTAATAATGAGTTTGTAATTGCGAATAGTGCATCAGAAATTTCCCTCAACATCTATAATGATCTGCGAACTACATCAGGTGAGGTGGAAGCTAAGTTTTATATTAAAAACTTTGATAACTCGCTCAATCAGGCAAACGTTTCTGTCAACGTACAGACTTCCTTGATACCAAGTTTACAAATGACAAGTTTCGATGAGGTCTTCTCCAATGAAACTACACAAATTGTTTCTTCTGTTAATGTGAGGGGAGACGAAGAAGTTTCTTATATTATGCTATCACGCATTTCACTTCCCGATAATTTGTTCAACGTTCCGAATTCAGGGACACTAACACCGAATACAGGATCTTCCACAGTAAGACTCAACTTATCGAGCAATAATGTGAATGACTATCTTGATAGATATTTTGATGTTTCATACAACTTCTCCTATAGGGAACTCGAAGGTGGTATTGTTTCTGTTAGTGGTGTCGGTTCATTAAGTGGGGAAGTGAAGTATAATAATCAAAATAGACCATCTGGTGCAGAAGCATATGAAGTTGAAGTTTCTTCCGCAAACAATCTAATCAGCGTGTTTGGTTATGACAGAAACACTCAACCCGAGAATGCGAATACTCGTTATAATATTGATGGGGATTTTGCCACAATAGAAATTCTTTCTGGTAGCTCCATACTTTATGTTAAGAACGTGTCAGGAGAAAATGTATTTATTTCTTCCAACACAAACTTCCTTTCAGCAAATAATCAATCTATTGCTGATCTAATAAATCCTGTTTTTGGACTTGACTCAAATACAGTTATAACAAATTCTGAAATTATTATTAATAATGGTGCGGTTGATAATGAAACAATTATCTTTGCACCGAAAGAAAATGGTTCTTTCTATTACTGGTCTATCGCTAACAACCAAGTTTATGGAACTATTAATGTAACGCAGGGCAACACTTCAGTTGCGTTACCCATAACTCCAGGATAATAAAATGAAAAATAATGTGACTGACAATTTAAATGAACTTTTTGAAATAAAATCAGAATTGGTTGATGATGAAAAGAACGAGGTTCTTGCTCCTATTGATAAGGGTGATGACATAACAACCGACTATGAATTTGCTAGAAACAATATCCATAATGCAATTAGTAAGGGTTCTGAGGCTCTAGACTATCTTTTGGAAATAGCCAAACAGTCTGACCACCCTAGAGCATTTGAGGTTGTTGGTCAACTAACTAAAACTCTGGTTGATGCAAACAAAGATCTTTTGGATGTCCAGAAAAAAGTAAAAGATTTGAAGGTTGAAGATACTTCTCCAGACACGGTGAATAATAACCTATTCGTTGGCAGTACTGCAGATATCCTCAAGATGTTAAAGGGTGATGATAATGGCGACAGAAACGTATAATGGTAATGCCAACCTTAAACGAAAAGGTATTGACATTCAATGGACACCTGACATGCTCAAAGAGTATGTTAAGTGTGCAGAAGATCCACTACACTTCATCACAAACTACATTAAGATTGTCCACGTTGACCACGGGTTGATACCTCTTAAAGTTTATGACTATCAAAAAGAAATTATTGAGAAGATGGGCAAGAGCCGTCAGGTTGCAGTTTGCACATCTCGTCAGGCTGGTAAGACAACTACTGCGGTTGCAATTATTCTCCACTATGTTTTGTTCAATGACTACAAGACAGTCGCATTGCTTGCTAACAAAGGTGATGCTGCAAGAGAAATTCTTGATCGCATTAAGATTGCCTATGAAGCTCTGCCTAAGTGGATGCAACAAGGCGTGGTTGAGTGGAATAAAGGTTCTGTTGAATTTGAAAACGGGTGTAAGATTATTGCGGGTGCAACATCATCAAGTGCTATCCGTGGTAAATCTATCTCACTACTTTATATTGACGAAACTGCATTTGTTCAGAACTGGGATGAGTTTTTTGCATCGGTGTTTCCAACGATTTCTTCTGGTAATACAACAAAGATTCTATTCACAAGTACACCAAATGGTCTTAACCACTTCTATAAGACTTGCGAGGGAGCCAGAGAGGGAACTAACGGCTATGAATACGTTGAAGTCCCTTGGTATCGTGTTCCTGGCCACGACGATGATTGGAAGAAAAATACTCTGCAGGGTATGGACTTTGACTATCAAAAGTTTGCGCAAGAATTTGAGTGTGAATTTTTAGGTAGCTCTGGTACTTTGATCGACGGTTCGAAACTGAAGTCTTTAGTTGTGAAAACGCCAATTCAAGAGGCTCATGGCATATGTTTATATGAAAAGCCAAAGGAAGATCGCATATACTCCTGTATTGTGGATGTGTCAAGAGGTAAGGGGTTGGATTACTCAGCTTTCCAGATTATTGATATCACATCAATGCCGTATAAACAAGTGTGTGTATATAGAGATAACTTCATCACTCCTTCTGAATATGCAGAAGTAATATATAGAACATGTAAGACTTTTAATGAAGCTCTTGTATTAGTTGAAGTCAATGATATTGGTGAGCAAGTCGGAGAAATGCTACACTCAGATTTTGAATATGAAAATGTATTATTCACAGAAAGTGCGGGTAGATCTGGCAAAAGGATATCTGGCGGTTTCGGTAGGGGAATTGATAAAGGTATACGAACAACAAAGACAGTTAAATCAGTTGGTTGTTCAATCTTAAAACTTATGATTGAACAAGATCAATTAATTATTAACGATTTCAGAACTATTAATGAGCTGTCAACCTTTAGTAGAAAAGCGAATTCATTTGAAGCCGAGTCTGGATGCCATGATGACTTAGTTATGTGTCTTGTTCTCTTTGCTTGGTTGAGCGATCAAATGTATTTTAAAGAAGTGACGGATATTAATACAATTTTTAAACTGAGGGAAAAGTCCGATCAGCAAATGATGGACGAATTGACCCCTTTTGGATTCTACGATGATGGTGGTTTAGAGGAAGTTGAACAAATCCAAAACAACTCTGCGGCTTTCGATATCCAAGATTATATAACACAAGGTAATTATGATAACTACTAAAACTCAGCGTTTTATAAATATTGGGTAATTGAATGAGAAATAACTCTTTAATGAGAAGGAGATAAAATATGGCATTTCAAGTAAGTCCAGGGGTAAACGTCAGCGAGATTGACCTAACCACCGTTGTTCCAGCTGTTTCTACGACAGATGGTGCGGTTGCTGGTAATTTCCGTTGGGGTCCAGTGAATCAGTCGATTCTGGTTGATTCCGAGGATAGGCTGGTATCAGTCTTTAACACACCAAATTCTGCAACAGCCACAGACTTCTTTACTGCGTCTAACTTCCTAGCATACGGAAATGCTTTGCACGTTGTTCGTGGTAACGTTGATGGGTATAATGCTGCGGCAGGTTCATCGAACACAACAATTATGGTCGAAAACGAAGAAGACTATGACACGCAAGCGACAACTGGTTCGCTTCCGAATGATCATGGCGACTTCGTTGCACGCTATCCAGGAACTTTGGGCAACAGCCTTAAAATTTCTGTATGTCAGACAGACGCAGCGTGGACATCTGATGTAACATCGGGTTATACTTTGGTAAGAGGTTCTAAAACTCTTACATTGGCTAACTCTGAGGTTTCCAGTTCTTTCACAGTAGGTGACAACCTTGTTGTCGGCGCTGAAAAGTTGACAGTAAAAATTGCTGCAATCTCAGGTCAAGACTTGACTTTGGAAGCTGAATATGTCGGCACAGATGTTGCTAATACAGATTTTTCCACAATGACTCGTCGTTGGGAATATGCTGATCTGACAACTGGTGTTCCAGGAACAACAGACTATGCAGATAAGTATGGATCAACAAACGACGGCATTCATGTAGTTGTTGTCGACGAAGATGGTCTGATTTCAGGATCAAAGGGTAGCGTTCTTGAAGTTTACAATCAGCTTTCTGTAGCACCCGATGCAAAAACCAATGAAGGTTCTAGCAACTACTATCTAGATATCGTCAACCAACGCTCTTCTTGGGTTTGGTTTGGTAATCACAACTCCAATCTTGGCGGTGCTGGTTCCAGAGCTGATGGTACTGTCGCTTATACAGGTTCTTCTGAGCCAGTGGTAACTTCCTTCACAGGTGGTACTGACACAGCATCTCTGACACCTGCTGCTTTGATTAAAGGATACAACAAGTTTAAATCTGTTGAAGATATTGATGTTTCTTTGGTTCTTGGTTCGGGTCATGATGTGACTACAATCAAGCATATCATCAATAATATCGTTGAGGCAAGAAAAGACTGCTTGTTGGTTATTTCGCCAGAAAAAGATGACTGTGTAAATAACGGCTCTTATGACGGAAAACAAACTGACGATGTAATTGCATATCGTAATACTCTACCATCCAGCTCTTATGCTGTTATGGATTCGGGTTGGAAATATCAGTACGACAAGTATAACGATATATATCGTTGGGTTCCACTTTGCGGTGACACAGCTGGTCTTATGGTTCAAACTGATCTTACACGTGACCCTTGGTATTCCCCAGCAGGTTTCAACCGTGGTAATGTGAAGAACGTTATTAAGTTGGCGTACAACCCAACCAAAACAGATAGAGATAACCTCTATAAAGCTGGTATAAACCCTGTCGTTACATTTCCAGGACAAGGTACGGTATTGTTTGGTGATAAGACTATGCTCTCACAGCCTAGTGCGTTTGATCGTATTAATGTGCGACGCTTGTTTATTGTTCTTGAGAAAGCAATTTCGACTGCTTCTAAATTCACTTTGTTTGAATTCAATGATGAATTTACCAGAGCACAGTTTAAAAACTTGGTCGAGCCATTCTTGAGAGACGTGCAAGGTCGTCGTGGTATTACTGACTTCGCTGTTGTTTGTGATGGAACCAATAATACTGGTGAGGTTATTGATCGCAACGAATTTATTGGTGACATTTACATCAAACCTGCTCGTTCTATCAACTTTATCCAACTCAATTTTGTTGCTGTACGGACTGGTGTTGAATTCACCGAGATCGTTGGCAGAGCATAAATAGGTAGAATAGGAGAAACAAAATGGCGTTTAATGTAAACCAATTTGCTGGTGCATTGAAGGATGGGGGCGCACGTAGTGCCCTCTTCCAAGTACAGATCACCAACCCAATTAATGGGGTGTCAGATGTTACTGTACCATTTCTCTGCAAGGCAGCAGCTATCCCAGCTGCAACACTTGGTACTGTCGAGGTTCCATACTTTGGTCGTACGATCAAACTTGCAGGAAATAGAACTTATGCGGAGTGGGCACCAACAATCATAAACGATGAGGACTTTGCTATCCGTAATGCTATGGAGCAATGGTCAAACTCAATTAACTCGTTTCAAGGCAACATTTCTACAGCTGGCGGCTCTGCTCCGTCTTTGTATAAATCAGTTGCTCAGGTTACTCAGTTTAGCAAAACTGGAGAAATCCTTCGTGTTTATGACTTTGTTGGGCTTTATCCCTCCGAAGTTTCACAAATTGATCTCGCTTGGGATCAAGAAGGTGTCCAAGAGTATCAGGTAACTTTCCAGTATGATTACTGGCAGGTTTCTGGTGGTGTCACAGGTAATGCTGGCGGCATTTAATGTCTGGTAAAGAGTGACTCGGGGTGGCTATATAAATACATGTATGGCCACCCTATTTATTATTAAGGAAACAAAATGGCATTAGAACTTTTCGGATTCCAGATCGGCAAAAAAGAACAAGAGGAAAAGCCACCTAGTGTTCAATCATTTGCTCCACCCCCAAACGATGACGGTGCTATTGCTGTCAACGAAGGGGGAGTTTTTGGCACGTCTGTCGATTTAGACGGCACAGCAAAAACAGAAGCGCTTCTCATAACAAAATATCGTGAAATGTCTCAGCAACCAGAGTGCGAACGTGCGGTTGATGATGTTGTGAATGAAGCTATTGTTATGAATGACCACGATGCTTCAGTCCAGATTGTTTTGGATGATGTGGATAAACTTGGTGAACCCATCAAGAAAAGAATTCGTGAGGAGTTTGATGAGATTCTCACGCTCCTCAAGTTTAATAACAGATCATATGACATCTTCAAAGATTGGTATGTTGACGGTAGACTTTACTATCACATTATGATCGACAAAGAAAAACCCAGAGAAGGTATTCAGGAACTCCGCTACATTGATCCAAGAAAGATCAAAAAGGTTAGAGTACAAAAGCGGAACCCCAAAGCACCCACTAACAATACAGTAAATAAAGTTATTGATAAGAAGTATGATGAATATTTTATTTACTCTGCAAAGGGTGTTTCCTCTGGTCACCAAGGTTTAAAAATTGCACCAGACTCAATTGTACATATTCATTCGGGTGTTATGAATGAGAGAAACTCTATGGTTCTCTCTCATCTACATAAAGCAATTAAACCCCTAAACCAATTAAGAATGCTTGAAGATGCTGTTGTGATCTATCGTCTCGCACGTGCGCCCGAGCGTAGGATATTCTATATCGATGTCGGTAACTTACCAAACGGTAAGGCTGAGCAATACGTCAGAGATATGATGGCTCGTCATAAGAATAAACTTGTGTACGATGCTAATACTGGTCAAGTCCGTGACGATCGTAAGTTTATGACTATGCTTGAGGACTATTGGCTCCCACGTAAAGAGGGATCAAGAGGTACTGAGATCTCAACACTTCCAGGTGGACAAAACCTTGGTGAGATGGATGATGTAGATTACTTCAAGCAAAAACTTTATGAAGCCTTGAATGTACCAACTTCAAGACTTCAATCAGATGGCCAATTTAACTTGGGACGTTCTTCTGAAATCACACGTGATGAACTTAAATTTTCAAAATTCGTAAACAGATTACGGACTCGTTTCTCTGAGCTATTTCAAATTCTTTTAGAAAAGCAGCTACTCCTCAAAGGAGTTATGACTAAAGCTGAGTGGAAAGAAATAAAAGAAAAGATATACTACGACTTTATTGAAGACAACCACTTCACTGAGTTGAAGAACAATGAAGTCCTCACAGGAAGAATGGCTCTTCTTCGTGAGCTTGATGAGTATGTTGGTAAATACTATTCTGTAGAATTCGTTCGTAAAAATATCTTGATGCAAACAGAAGACGATATAAAAGACATTGATAGTCAAATCCAAAGCGAAAAAGATTTGTATGACGACGAAAATGAAGAAGATATCTAATATTATAAATATGTACTAAAGGAGATTATTATGAGTGAATATACCACACAAGACGCTGTTAATTTTGCAGCAAGCGGTAATGGGTTGGAATTCAAGAAGGCAGTTAATGACCTCTTGATGGACCGTGTTAAGGATGCTGTTGAACTGAAAAAAAGCGAAGTCGCTGCTAACTTCCTGTCAGTAGAAGACGAAGCTGAAGATCAAAACATCGAAGGGGATGAAGATGAAGATCAAGAGGTTTAAGTCCTTTGTAGAAGCTGCAAACGATGCAGATGATTACAAAGAAATGGATACCGAAAAGGGTACTCCTAAAAAAGAAAAAGAAATGGTGGATGACCTCAAAGGTAAAAACCCTGAGAAGAAAAAACATCCTGTCGCAACAGACACACAGTTTAGCGGCGACCGCAAAGAAGTTAAGAGCTAAAGAATGGCTTGGGTTGCAGTCGCAGGATCTGATGGTATTTGGGAGTATGATAATGCTCCAACTCTTGGCGTATTAGCTAATAATGCTATAGCGAATACAGCTGACGAATACTATAGAGATGCTGCAGGAACTGTAACCTCTGGGATTAGGACGTATGTGAGTCCTGCCGGTAACACACAAGAGACGTATGTTAAATGCAGACTGGTCGGTTCGAACACTGAATACTTCAGCGAACTCAGCAAAACGTACTACGATAACCAATAAGGAAATGAGAAATGAAACTCATCTGTGAAGTAAATGAAGAAATCAATTATGTAACCGAGGAGCTTTGTGAAGCGACTGGGAAAAAGAAATATATGATTGAAGGTGTCTTCATGCAAGGGGACATCAAGAACCGCAATGGTCGAGTTTACCCAGCAGAGACTTTGGACAAAGAAGTCCAGAGATATAATGAGTCTTATGTTTCTAAAAACCGTGCTTATGGTGAACTTGGCCACCCTTCTGGTCCAACTATTAACCTTGAGCGTGTCTCCCATATGATCACCGAACTGAAACGTGATGGTTCAAACTTTATGGGAAGAGCAAAGATTATGACTGAAACACCCTATGGGGCAATTGTTAAGTCATTAATGGATGAGGGCGCACAGTTGGGTGTCTCATCTCGTGGTATGGGTTCTCTTAAAACAAATAAACAAGGTGTAGCTGAAGTGCAAGGTGATTTCTACTTGGCTACTGCTGCGGATATTGTTGCTGATCCATCTGCGCCAGATGCCTTTGTAAATGGTATTATGGAAAGCAAGGAGTGGGTTTGGGAAAACGGCGTTATTCGTGAAGCGCAGATCGCCGACTATCAAACAGACATTAAAAAAGCTTCTCGCCATGAATTGGAAGAGGCAAAATTGAACGTATTTAAAGACTTTTTATCTAAACTTTAAATTATTATAAATATATGGTAATATGAGATAACTACTTTACAGAGGAGTAATCCAATGGATAACGAAAACAAAATTGAAGAAGAGGCGCTTGAAACAGAAGCAACTCTCGATGAAGCAAAAGCTGAGAAGCCAATGGATGGCGACGCAGCTGCAGCAGAAGTTGCTGCTACAATTAAAAAAGGCGCACCCAATCAAGCCAAAGCTCCAACAACTAAAACTGGCATGATCAATGCTATGGTTGGTGCCATGAAGGGTATGAAGAAAGCAGATCTTCAAGCAGGTTACGGTAAAATCATGGCTTCTATGAAAGCTGAAGGTTTTGACGTAGAAGAGCTTGAAGCGATTGCTGAAGCGGAAGAAGTTTCTTTCCGTGAAATCAGACAGATCACTTCTGCTGATGTCAACGTCGAAGAAGACGTCAAAGCTATCTTTGGTTCGGAAGAACTGACAGAAGACTTCAAAACACAAGCGACCACAATTTTTGAAGCAGCCGTTGTTTCAAAGGTAAACGAAATTCTTGAAACTGTTACTGTAGATCTCGAAGCAGAACTTGAAGCAGATAAAGAAGAAATCCACGAAGGTCTGGCTAATCGCCTTGACGATTATCTGGAGTATGTTGCTGAAGAGTGGATGAAAGAAAATGAACTGGCAGTTGAGCAGGGCATTCGTTCAGAAATCGTAGAGAATTTCATGAGCGGTCTCCGCAACTTGTTCGCAGAAAACTACGTTGACATTCCTGAAGAGAAAGTTGACTTAGTAGATGAACTCGCAGCCAAGGTTGAGGAATTAGATGCTTCTATGAACGAAGAAATCGACCGCAACATTGAACTGCGTAAAGAATTGGTAGAGGCAAAGGCAACTCTGGTATTTAACGATATCTCAGAAGGTCTTACCGAAACTCAGTGTGAAAAGCTGCAATCTCTTGCTGAAGGTGTAGAGTTTGAAGATGCTGAGCAGTATGCCGATAAACTCTCAACAATCAAAGAATCATATTTTGCAGAGACTGCAGAAGAAACTACTGGTTCTTTGACTGAGAACTTCGCAATGGATGATGAGCCACTTGAGCTTGACGAAGAAACTTCTGCTGTTGCAGTTGATCCTTCTATGGCGGCTTACATGGATGCCATTTCAAGAACCGCTAAAAAGTAATATTTTATAAATAATAATTGTAAAAAGGTAGATTACCGAAAGGAGAACCTAACATGTCTGACAATCTTGTACAGAAGTGGCAACCGATTCTGGAGCACCCAGAACTTGATGCCATCAAAGACCCCCATAAGCGCAGCGTAACAGCAACGCTTCTGGAAAACCAACAGAATGCAGCCCGTGAGCAAGCAATGCAATTGGGCGGCAATTTCAACCAATCACTTTTGGGTGAAGCAGCTCCAACAAACGCAATGGGCGCTTCCAGCTCCAGTGCTGCTGATGGCGCAATCGATACGTTTGACCCAGTACTGATCTCTTTGATCCGTCGCTCGGCTCCAAACATGATCGCATACGATGTTGCTGGCGTTCAGCCAATGAGTGGTCCAACAGGACTGATCTTCGCAATGCGTTCACGTTATGAAGGTCAAGGCGGTGCTGAAGCTCTGTTTAACGAAGCTGATACAAACCACTCTGCTTCTGCAGCTGGTAACACTGCTTCGTATACAACACAGACAGGCACAAACCCAGGAACTGGTACTTATACTACTTCTACTGGTATGGCTCGTTCTGATGCTGAAGCTCTGGGCGATGGCGCTACCAACGCATTCCAAGAGATGGCATTCTCAATCGAGAAAGTAAGCGTAACAGCTGTTTCTCGTGCGCTGAAAGCAGAGTATTCAATGGAACTCGCTCAGGATCTCAAAGCCGTTCACGGTCTTGATGCTGAAACAGAACTGTCGAATATCTTGTCTACTGAAATCTTGGCAGAAATCAACCGTGAAGTTATCCGTTCGATCAACATGACAGCTGCTGCTGGTGCTCAAACAGATACAACCACTGCTGGTACTTTCGATCTGGACACCGACTCGAATGGTCGTTGGTCAGTTGAGAAATTCAAAGGTCTGATCTTCCAGATCGAGCGTGACGCCAATGCGATTGCAAAAGCAACTCGTAGAGGTAAAGGTAACATCATGATTACTTCTTCTGATGTTGCTTCTGCTTTGAACATGGCTGGTGTTCTTGATTACACCCCAGCTCTGTCGAACAACCTGAATGTAGATGACACAGGCAATACTTTTGCTGGTGTTCTGAACGGTCGTATCAAAGTATACATCGATCCATATGCAACAGGTAACTTCTACACAATGGGCTACAAAGGTACATCGGCGTTTGACGCTGGTCTGTTCTACTGCCCATACGTGCCGCTGCAAATGGTTCGTGCGGTAGGTGAAAACACCTTCCAGCCAAAAATCGGCTTTAAAACTCGTTACGGTATGGTTGCTAACCCATTTGCAACTTCTGCCGCTGACGGTGCCGTCGACGCTGCGAAGAAAAACATCTACTACAGAAAAGTCAACGTTACTAACCTTATGTAATAAGAATCGGGCTAACCGATCTATGACTATAAAACTGGGCGGCTTCGGTCGCCCTTTTTTATTGCCTAAATACTAAGTAATTCTGGAGGTAATAATGGCAACCCTTAATCAAACCGATATCGAAAACAAGTCTTTTCTTTCTCCTGTAGGGTTTAAGTTTGTGATCAACAAACTTCCGCATGTAAGTTATTTCTGTACATCAGCTAATATCCCCGACATGACACTTGGTCAGATTGACACAGTAGATAACACTTTTATCAAACTGCCTGTTCCTGGAGATAAACTGTCATTTGGGTTATTGACTGTTAGATTCCGTATTGATGAAGATCTAGAAAATTTCTCAGAAGTTTATAACTGGATGATCGGGCTTGGTTATCCAGACAACTTCCAACAGCGTGCAGATATATCTCAAGGTGTTCAACGTCAGGGTGATGTTTATAGTGACGGGACACTTATTGTTACTACTGCATCATACAAACCCAACATGGAAGTGAAGTTTGTAGACCTGTATCCAGTAAGCCTCAATATCCCAGAATTCAATATTGAAGAAACCAACATAGTGCCTATGGTTGGAGATGCCACATTTGCGTATAGAAAATATGAGTTGACTAAAATAAAATAATACGCTATACTATATTATTTGTTTTAACATGTGAGGAACTGAATGAAGCTTGAAGATATTATGAATGAGTGGGATAAAGATTGCAAAATGGATACGACAGAGCTTGGCATTGAAAGCTCAAATATACCAATCAAACACAACAAATATTTAAAGATGTACACAGCTGAGAAGTTTGTGTATAATAAGTTGCGGGCAGAATACAAGAAAACCAAGCGAAGACTCTTAGAATATTATCTCGGTGAGATGGATAGAGATGAGCTTGAGGAATTTGGTCGTCCACAGATCTACAAGAAAATACTAAAGAACGAAGTAGAAACATATATCGAATCAGATGATATGATGATCTCTGCAACCCTCAAGCTTGCTATGCAGGAAGAAAAGGTAAATTACCTCGATGCTGTTATCAGGCAAATCAACAATCGTGGGTATCAGATCAAGAACTCAATTGATTGGATGAAATTTACTATGGGGTAATATGGAAAAGATCCACGTATACAAGAAGTCTGAAGTCCACATCAAACTAGAATGTGATCGTGGAACCGCTATGGAAATATCAGAGTATTTCACCTTTGAGGTTCCTGGAGCCAAATTTATGCCAGCTGTCCGAAATAAAGTTTGGGACGGCAAGATCCGTTTGTTTAATGTGAACACCCAACTGATGTATTCTGGATTAACAAAACGTTTGGAATATTTTTGTGAAGAGCGAGGATATGAGCTAGTCTATCACGACGACTTACTTGAAACTCTAGACATCCCTCTCAATGGGTTGGCTAAATACTTGAACGATGGAGAGTATCAGCTGAGAGATTATCAGCTTCGGGCAGTTGCCCACGCCATCAGAAATCACAGAGCATTAATTCTCTCGCCTACGGCGAGTGGTAAGTCTTTCATAATTTATTGTCTTCTGCGATTTTACATGAGAAAGTCCCAGAAGAAAGCTCTGGTAATTGTACCCACCACATCATTAGTGTACCAAATGGATAATGATTTTAAAGATTATTCTAAAGAAGTACAGTTTTATTATACTCATTTAATCGTCGGTGGTCAAGAGAAAAATTCAGAAGAAGCACAAATTTATATCTCTACATGGCAATCCATATACAAACAACCAAAATCCTACTTCGATCAATTTGATATTGTGATCGGCGACGAGGCGCATTTGTTCAAGGCAACCTCTCTCACTAAGATTATGGAGAAACTCGACAATTGTAAGTATAGATTCGGCTTCACAGGCTCTCTCGACGGCACTCAGACGAACAAGCTTGTTCTTGAGGGGTTATTTGGTCCCGTGATGAGGGTTGTCCAGACCAAAGAACTTATTGAAAACAAGACTCTATCATCATTTCGAATCAAGTGTCTCACACTCAAGTATGATGACCAGACGTGTAAGTTGATCAGTAAGGCGAAGTATCAGGATGAGATGGACTTTCTAGTTGGTAACGAGGCTCGAAATAATTTTATAAAGAACTTGACTATTACAAGAAAAGGTAATACACTATTACTATTCCAATATGTGGAGAAGCATGGTAAGCTTCTTCACGATATGATTAAGGATGAGGTTGAAGATGGCAGGAAAGTATTTTTTGTATATGGTGGTGTGGACGCAACTGTTCGGGAAGAAATTAGAGGAATCACTGAGACTCAAAATGACGCTATTATCGTTGCGAGCTACGGGACTTTCTCGACAGGTATTAACATTAGAAACTTACATAATGTTATATTTGCTTCCCCTTCTAAATCAAGGGTACGCACTCTACAGTCAATAGGTAGAGCGCTTCGAAAGGGTGACAATAAAGAATCTGCAACTCTGTATGATATATCAGATAACTTGCAGTATAAATCCCAAATTAACCATACTCTGAAGCACTTCGCTGAGAGAGTTAAAATGTATAACGACGAACAATTTGAATACAAGATGTATAACATAAGGTTAAATAACAATGATTAAAATGCTAAGGCTAGTTAGTGGGGAAAACATTTGTGGTGAGGTTCTTGGTGAAACAAAAACCCACACAAGTATTTCTGACCCACTCAAGTTAGAAACTCAAATTACAGAAGGATACAGGGGGACAGCGTTAACATATTGGATACCTCTGGGAACAGAGCCTGTTGTTGTTCCTGTTAGGAATGATCACGTTATTGTAAATGCTGAGGTTCATGAAGAACTAGAGAATCACTATCTTGACAGTATGGAGAAAATCAAAAAGTTGAACGATCCAATAGAATTTGGGGTTGACTCCCCAGAAGATGACGAGTATGATGATGTTATACAGTCTTTTATTGAGAAGAGCAGGGGGAGATTACACTAATGGCTGCTAAAGATAAAAAGAAAAGACCATATTATGTGGACAATAAAGCATTTCTACAAGCAATGATCGAATATCGAGAAATGATTGCCGAAGCAGCGCAAGCTGGTAAAGAGCGACCAAATGTTCCATTTTATGTTGCTGATTGCATTATTAAAATTGCCACTCACTTATCCTATAAACCAAACTTTATCAACTACTCTTTCCGTGAAGATATGATTATGGATGGGGTTGAAAACTGTCTACAGTATATTGACAACTTCAATCCTGAGAAGAGTAAAAACCCTTTCGCATACTTCACACAAATTATTTACTATGCCTTTCTTCGTCGTATCCAGAAAGAGAAGAAATATTTGTATGTAAAAATGAAAGCCACTGAACAAGCGACACTCTTTGGCGAGACGTCTGACTCTCAGGCTCATGATGCTGGTACAGACTATACTTCTAATTCTAAAGTCAATGACTGGAACGAAGATTATGTATCAAACTTTGTAGAAAACTTTGAACAAAATAAACGTAAGAAGGTGAAGAAGAAACGCATTATTGAAGAAGAGTGAGAATTAAATTATGAAAATTGCATTGATTACAGACACCCATTGGGGTGCCAGAAATGACAGCCAAGTATTCTTAGATTATTTCAGTAAGTTTCACGATGAACTGTTTTTTCCGTATCTTGAAGAATTTGGCATTGATACGATTATCCACCTTGGTGATATTGTAGATCGCCGTAAGTATATCAATTATACAACTCTGCGTCGCCTCAAAGATAAATTTATCAATCGTTGTGTTGATATGAATCTAGACCTGCATGTCATTATTGGCAACCACGATGTGCCATATAAAAACACGAACGAGATCAATTCTATGAAAGAATTGTTCGATCAGCATAATGTCAAGTTTTATGACGAGCCAGAGACTGTGGAGTTTGATGGTTCTGATATACTGATGATGCCTTGGATCAACAACTCAAACTATGCCCATGCTGTTGATTCTATGAAAACAACAACAGCTTCTGTTATGATGGGACACCTTGAGATCTCTGGAATGATGATGATGCGGGGTATGGCAAACGAACACGGTATGGATATGGAGATGTTTAAGCGGTTTGAGCATGTATTCTCTGGCCACTTCCACCACAAGAACAGTAAGGAAAATATTCACTATCTTGGTTGTCCATACGAGATTACTTGGTCTGACTACCAAGATCCAAAAGGTTTCCATATTTACGACACAGAAACTCGGGAGATTGAGTTTATTCGTAACCCCTTCTCGATGTTCCATAAAGTTTACTATGATGATGAAGGTAAGTCTATGGAAGACTTCACCAACATCGACTTCAGTCAATATAAAGACACTTATGTTAAGGTGGTGAAGCAAACTGTCAACAACCCTTACTGGTTTGATATGATGCTTGATAACCTGTATAAGCATGAGCCGATCAATATTCGGATCGTTGAGGACACAATCAATCTTGGGTTGGAAGATGATGAGGTTGTGAATGAGGCAGAAGACACAGTAACAATTTTGTCAAAATATATTGAAAATATGTCAGACGATGTACCAAAGAAAAAGCTTGACAATTTGATGCGTACATTATATAATGAAGCAATTCATTTAGAGGTATAAGATGCTGAAATTTAAAAATATCCGTTGGAAGAATTTTCTTTCGACGGGCAACCAGTGGACAGAGATTCATCTAGATCGATCTTCTTCTACTGTTATTGTTGGTGAGAACGGCGCAGGTAAGTCTACCTTGCTTGATGCTATTACATATGTTCTATTCAACAAGCCATTCAGAAATATTAATAAGACTCAGCTACCCAATAGCATCAACGAAAAGGATGTGGTGGTTGAGGTGAACTTTAGTAATGGCAACACAGATTATCTTATTCGACGTGGTATGAAGCCGAACTTGTTTGAGATCTGGAAGAATGGTTCTCTCATTGATCAGCCTGGAACTATCCGTGAGTATCAGGCACAGCTCGAAGAAACAATTCTTAAACTCAACTACAAATCATTCACGCAGATTGTTGTGCTTGGTAATGCTTCCTTTACTCCATTCATGCAGCTATCTACACGTGACCGCCGTGAGGTTATCGAAGATTTGCTTGATATTCAGATCTTCAGTAGTATGAACCTTCTGTTAAAGGATCGGATGTCCACAAATAAGAGTGATATTGCAGAGATTAAACGTAACGCAGACATCACCAAAGAAAAGATTGACATCCAGAAGAAATACATGGAGCAGATCCAAACTGACTATACTGATCGGATTGATGATCTGAAGAAAACGATTGAAGGATATATTGAGAAGAATAAAGAGCTTTCTGATTCTTCGGATGGTTATTCTCAAGCAGTAGATGAGTTGCTCCAGACAGTTACTAGCGAAGGTTCATATAAGCGTAAGTCTGAGAAGATGTCTGAGATTTTGTTGAAGCTCAGAGACAAACATAGCAAAGCGCATAAACGTGCTGGGTTTTTTGAGAACCATGATAACTGCCCAACTTGTGAGCAGCATATCGACCTTGAGGTGAAGGTTGCTAAGATTAATCAGACAAAGGAAGTTATCGGTGAGACTGAGCAAGCCATTGATAAGCTTCAGGGTGACTTGGGCGGCATTCAAGATGAGCTTGAGGCAATCTCTCAAACGCAGCAAAACATCTCTAAGCTACAGAACAATATTCGTGAGAATCAATCTCAGATTGACTTTTACAATAAGCAAATCGAGAAGACTGAAAAAGATATTGTAGCTCTTGAGGCAAAGGCTGAAGAAAAGAGAACGGACACCTCTGACTTGTCGAAGCTTAGAGAAGATCTTGATACATTCAAGAAGCGTGGTATTGAGTTGCTCGAACAGAAACAGCTCTTTGAGATTGCTTCTGCGATGCTTAAAGATGGCGGGATCAAAACCAAGATCATTCGCCAGTATGTTCCAATTATGAATAAGCTAGTGAACAAATATCTACAGGCGCTTGACTTCTTCGTAAACTTTGAACTTGATGAGGAGTTTAATGAAGTTATCAAGAGCCGACACAGAGATGAGTTTTCGTACAGCAGCTTCAGTGAAGGCGAGAAGATGCGTATTGACTTGGCTCTGCTATTTACTTGGCGGTCTATCGCTCGTCTGAAGAATAGCACAAACACAAACCTTCTGATTCTTGATGAAGTATTTGATGCATCCCTTGATACCACTGGCTGTGATGAGTTCCTGAAGCTACTCAACGAGGTCGGGGCAGATACAAACGTATTTGTGATCAGCCATAAAGGTGATGTGTTGACAGATAAATTTAGAAGCCAGATTCGCTTCGAGAAAGTAAAAAACTTTAGTAGGATAGCAGCATGAATATGAAACTTGTAAAGGGTTCAGACCCTATTTTGAGAACAGCAGCAGAGAAGTTTGACTTCTCCAACCCAGAAATAGACCCAGTAGAACTTTCCCTGCAGATGACTGATCGAATGTCAAAGCTACGCATTATGGGGTTATCAGCCAACCAATTTGGCTTGCCTCTGCAGGTTATGACAGTTGGCAACCCAGCAGACACTTCCTCAGCCTTTGCAGCGTTCAATCCCATCATCACATCTTATGGTGAGGAAACTGCGGTTGAGGAGGAGATGAATCCATGCTTCCCTGGATTGTTCATCAAGATCAAACGCCCAACCAGTATCCGTGTTCGTTATACAACAGCAGAGATGGTAACGGATGTTGTTAAGTTTGATGGGATCACAGCCCGTATTTTCCAGCACCAGTATGATCTTCTTCAAGGTCTTCTATATACTAAGAAGGCAAACAGGTATTACCTAGAGAGAGCAATCAAACAGAAAAAACGGCTTGATAAAGCGAGAAAGGAATCAGTACTACTATGAGTGATTTTAGTGATGAAGATACTGGCGAGCAAGAAGGCAAGGATATTTATTCTGGGTTCTCTAGTTTTGTTCAAGAAAACTTAAATAAAATAGTTGACAGCGACGCAAATTCAAGGTATATTACTGTTACAGAAGATGAAGATGGGGAACTCATGCTAGAGCTCCCTGATGATTTTATGGAAAGCTTGGGTTGGCAGGCAGGGGATACCTTGAGCTGGCGACAAGTTTCTGATATGTCTTGGAGCATAAGGAAAATGAATGATGGTTAGTGATATTAATACTGAAAACTATAGCGTCGAGATGCAGGATGGCATCCCAGTAGTTACTGCAAAGTTTTGGGATGACTGCAAGCACAAGCTCGGTACATATATGGAAGATACCGACTATGATATTCTAGTCGAAGATGACATGGACTTCTATGCCCCAGCATCAGGCGGTTTGACAGGAGAAGCTGAAAACGGCGAAGCTAACATTATCTTCAAGTACCGCAAAAACATATTCACAGAGCAAGAGCAACTCGGTGCTTTTGATGGTCTGATGCCTGCAGCACAGCCAACACAAAACCGTGGTGTTGCGGCTGGTCCAAAGGGTGATCAAAGTGGGGCACGTGATTGGGCAACAGATGAGCAGGTCGAAATCATGGACCATTACATCAGTCCCAAGGCTTCTCTATTTGACGATGGTTCGGATCCAGTCCAAGCGATTATTGAGAAACATAAATCGTTGGAAGGTTCTACACGTGGAATCGTTTGGTTGCGGAGTAAAATCAATGACGCTGGATATAACTATGAGGACTTCTTCCAGCAGAAGATGAAAGAGTGGCAAGATATGTCTCCAGAGGCAGCTGCTAAAGATGCGGCGACTGTGAAGAAAACATTTATTTCTGACACTACATATGCCAATGCTGTAAACTCTGGGATAGCAGGTTTCTTTGATCGCTATCCACGCATTCCATATGGTCGGGCTACAGCATATACAGAGCAACATCGTGATGATTATGAGAAGTGCTATCCATTTATGCGCAAACTTTCGAATAAGTTTGCAGAACTTCTGCCTCAACGTTTCGGGGTTCAAAAAGCCGTTGCTGATACTATTGACAGCCGCTTTCGTGTCGCTGGTGAAGACACCCCATTCACAACAATTACTGTGAATAAAAACTTTCGCACCGCTGCGCATTACGATGCGGGTGATCTAAATGATGGGTTCTCCAATCTGACGGTGGTTGCGAAAGACAAAGCTTGGGAAGGGGGCTACCTTGTTCTTCCTGAGTTTCGGGTTGCCGTGAATATTCGTCCTGGAGATCTGCTATTGATCAATAACCATGGCGGCATTCACGGCAATACTGAATTGAAACCGCCTGCAGGTAAAAAGATCGAAGACATGGAACGTGTTTCTTTGGTCTGCTACTTCCGTGAGAAGATGACAAATTTGGGTTCTTGGGAATATGAGGCGGCTCGTCGCAACTTTGTTGATAGTCGCCGTTTTAATAAAGAGCATGAACTATGGAAGCCGATGTGGAATGGTGTATCGCCTTCTATGTGGACAACCCAGGAATGGTATGATTATCTAGAAGCTAACGGTGGTGAAGATATGGTTCGTGAATATCACCCTGAAGCATATGAGAAAGAGGCAAGCTTGGAGGGGTTCTTTTCATGAGTTATGATTATCAAATTGCTATCCCGTCATATAAGCGCCATGATATTATTCAGGGTAAGACGCTGCGTGTTCTGAAAGAATATGGTATCGACCCATCCCGTATTAAAGTGTTTATTAACGCTGAAGAAGAAGGTGAATATGAAAACTACACTCAGGCGCTAACAGATAATGATTACACTAAAGATATCGAGGTTGTGAAGGGCGTACCGACTATTGGCGCTCAACGAAACTTCATTGAGAAGTGGTATCCCGAGGGAACATATCTTATGATGTTTGATGATGACGTCGATGAGGTCCAAAAGAAAGTGAGTGAGCAAGACCTTGCACGGGTTGATGATCTTGAGGAAGAAGTTATCTTCCGAGGGTTTGCTGCGTGCGAAGAGAATAAAGCGCAAACGTTCGGTATCTATGCTGCATCAAACGCATACTTTATGAAACATAGAACCTACACAAAACTTAGCTATATTATTGCATCCATGTTCGGTGTTATTGTAGACCATGATCCATACTTAGATCGTGTGACAAACCACGGCGAAGATTATGAGTACAGCTTGCGGCAGTATGTGAAGCACGGCGTGGTGGTTCGCCTCGATGACATCACGGTTAAGTCAAATTACTATAAACAGGCTGGCGGTCTACAAACTGTGCGAACTGAACAGTATATCTACAACAGCGTGAAGTGGATCGCTGACGAGTTTCCTGACCTTTGTAAGATGTATATCCGCAAAACAACAGGTCACGCTGAGTTGAAACTTCGAGACTCTACTAAAGGTAAGTACCAGAAACCTGAAACGACCCTTGAAAGTTTTTTCTCTTAAATGTAAAAAACTCCTTGACAACCCAGCTCTTGTATTATAGAGTTGGGTTGTAATCATTTGAGGAAAAGCTAAATGTTGCTCTACAATGACTATCAGGCGAAGTGGATTCGCCTCTGGGACGATGATGGTGTTTGCAAGCTCAGTGATGAGGTTGTTGGCTTTAATAGGAAGAATCAAGAGAAGTATCACATGGGCGGCTGCTACCTGTATGCATACGATACCGAACACACGATTGCTGAGGAAGAGGTTGATCACCTAGACGAACGAGTAGTTTATATCGGAACTGCTGGTTCCAGTAAATATAGAGGCATCCGCAGCCGCACCGCAGATTTTATGGGCACGATTACACGTGCAGCTCACCTAAAAAACCCATACGCAAACGGAACGCTATTCAGGATAAAGTATGGTGAAGAAAACAAAGAAAACCTTTATGTTGCATACTACCCAATGGGCTATGGCGAGGGAATTAAGATTCCAGCACATGGGGTAGAGAGTAGGTTGCACCAAGAATACGTTGCAAAGTATGGCGGTCTCCCAACATGTGATGGTCCGATCTGCACTCAAGATCGTATCATGGAAATGTTTAAGCAACTGCCAAAGTCAGAGCAAAAAAATATTTTTAAAAAACTCGAAAAAATGTGATTTTAGGGGTTGACATTACTGCACCCATATGGTATGATGAGGTATAACTTGAGAGGTTCGATATGACTGTTAACACCGCTTCCAAAGAAATTCTCGCCCGTCTTCTCTCCCAAGAGAATATCGACGTCACCCACGATACCGTCGCCACTGCTTCCTTCGATGTCTTGAACCGTGTTCTGACTCTCCCCATGTGGGATAAAATGGAAAGCTTTACTTATGACCATCTCGTGGGTCACGAAGTTGGCCACGCTCTGTACACACCATCTGAAGGTTGGATGGATGAAGTTGAGGAGCGTGGTCAAGCTTTTAAGGGTTTTCTAAATGTCGTGGAAGATGCTCGTATCGAAAAGTTGATTCAGCGCCGCTTTCCTGGACTCCGTCGCTCTTTCGTTCGTTCTTATCAAAATATGCTCGCTGACAATTTCTTTGGTGCCAGCGTTGATGAAATCAACAGCTCCTATGATCTGATCGACCGCTTGAATGTTTTGTTCAAATGCGGTGAGTCTGTTGGTGTTCGCATTGAAGAGGACGAGAAGGTTTGGGTCGAGGAGATGCGTGGTCTCGAGACTTTTGAAGAGGCTCTTGACTGCGCCATTCGTTTGTTTGAAGCTATGTCTTCTTCTTCTCCCCAGCCTGAATCTTCTGATTCTTCTGACCAAGAATTAGACCTTCCCACCAACCAATCAGGAGATGGTGATACTTCTGAAGAAACTAGAAAAGAAACGGAAGCTGCCAACGATGATGCTTCTGGTAAAGAAGATGAAGTCGGTTCTGATGATCAAGAATCAGAATCACAGAGTCAGACAACTACAGACACTGGTGGTGAAACGAGCGAAGAGCCAGTATCACTGACAGATAAGGTTCTTTCTAATTCTATTCGTGAGATCAGCAGCACTAATGAAAACGTTACCACCGTTGTAGTTGACCCCCAAAATTGGGATAACATCAAAGTTACCACACCTGATCAGATCGCAAAGGATCTTGCTGCTGCTTCGGTTCCTGCGGCTTTCAAAGACGCTCTGTTCAATAAATTTAAAACCAATAACAAGAAAACAATTAATTACCTCGTCAAAGAGTTTGAGATGAAGAAACGTGCCGCTGAGTATGCCCGCACCACAACTTCGAAGTCTGGTGTCATTGATACTGTTAAGATGAATAACTACAAGTTCTCTGACGACATCTTCTCACGAGTTGGTGTGGTGGCCAATGGTAAGAGCCACGGTATGATTTTGTATCTTGATTGGTCTGGTTCTATGTATTCTTCTTTCAGTAAAACGGTTGAGCAGTGCCTTTGCCTTGCTTCCTTTTGTAAGCAAGTGGCAATCCCATTCAAAGTGTTGGCTTTTACTGACTTGTCCGGCACTTCTAATGTTATGCCCCGTCGCCAAAAAAACCACATGTCTGTGGCTGAGAACTTCCGTTTCATTGAATTGTTGAATAGTGATTTGACTCGCAGTAAGTTTACTGAGGCTTGTAAAAACCTCTTGTTCCTTTCTGTTATGAATACACGAGACCGCCCTAGTAATCGGCAGCTGGGCATTTCCTGGGATATTATGAATAAAGGATATGATAGCATGGACCGCCTTGCCCATTATCGCCTTAACAGCACTCCACTCAATGATGCGATTATTGCTGGCATGAAGATCCACAATAAATTTAAAGCTGCTAATCGTCTTGATATTGTAAATGCGATATTCTTGACAGATGGGTGCTCAAACGCTTTAACATACGATGATGGTGAATATCAATATAGCCGCATTTGGGGGAACCGTAAAACGCAGATAAAATTCCGCAACCAACGGTATATTTTGGATGATCGAGAAGACCCGACTAAAGCTCTTCTCGAGATTTATGCTGATGAGACTGGTTCAAATGTTGTTGGCATTCGTATTGTTACGCAGTTTGATATTCGTGGTCATCATTTGCACCATATACTTTCTCATAAAACTCAGATAGATTGGGATGGGGTTGCGGCTGCTCGAAAAACCATTCGTAAAGATAAATGGATGTCATATGAATCCCGTGGGTTTGATAAGAGTTTCCTTATTCTTGACACTAGCATGAAAGCTTCTAATGCTGAGTTTGAGGTCGATGAAGATGCATCAAAAAACAAGATCAAAACTGCGTTCAGTAAGTCTATGTCAAATCGCCTTACTTCCCGTAAAATGCTGACCGAGTTTATTGAGATGGTAGCATAAAAAAAGATGAAAAAAATACAAAAAAGGGGTTGACATATCTCTTTCTATGCGTTACAATCGTTTTGTAACTGATGAAAAATTGAGGAATATATTATGACTGATGTGACAACAATGACTGCTGCTCTGAATAATGCCTGTATTGAAAAGTATGGCACAAGCGTGGTGACCAACAAACAGCTACTGGAAGTCGCTGCCGAATCAAACCTGAGTGTTTCGCAAGTTTTCAGTAACAAAGATACGTTTCGTGTGAAGCGTGGTGTTTACAATCTTGCTGCGACGGTTACGCAGCTTCCCACTGCTGCTCCTGCACCAGTGGCTCCTGTAGCTGCTCCTACTACTGTTGATATGAATGTTCAGTCTAATTCTTTTACTGAGAACTTGGTTCCAGCCAAAGATCCTCTGTTTGTTCCTTTCGGCAACTTTGCTACTCTGAAAAAAGTTATTGCCTCCAAGATGTTCTATCCTGCGTTTGTTACTGGTATGTCTGGTAATGGTAAGACGTTTTCGATTGAGCAAGCTTGTGCTGCGACCAAGCGTGAGGTTATCCGTGTTAACTTCACCATTGAAACCGATGAAGATGATTTGATCGGTGGCTTCCGCTTGGTCAATGGTGATACTAAGTTCTTCAAAGGACCAGTTATTCGTGCTATGGAGATGGGCGCTGTCTTGCTCCTCGATGAAATCGACTTGGGTAATCCTGCTAAAATCATGTGCCTCCAGTCTATCCTTGAGGGTAATGGCTACTTTATGAAAAAGACTGGCGAGTATATCACTCCTACTCCTGGATTCACGGTTATTGCTACTGCAAATACCAAAGGTAAAGGTTCTGAGGACGGGCGCTTTATCGGTACTAACGTCTTGAACGAAGCTTTCCTCGAGCGTTTTCCAATCACTTGTGAGCAGGAATATCCTACTGTCGCCACTGAGAAAAAAATCTTGAACCGTGTGTTCGAAGGTTTGAATATCGACGACGATAATTTCTCATCCAAGCTTGTTGACTGGGCGGATATTGTTCGCAAGACTTTTGATGACGGTGGTGTTGACGAGATCATCTCTACTCGTCGTCTCGTCCACATCGCCAAAGCTTACTCTATCTTTAATGATAAGATGAAAGCTATCGAGATGTGCATCAACCGCTTCGACGAAGAGACAAAACTGTCTTTCCGTGACTTGTATACGAAGCTTGATGATGAAGTTTCTTTGGGTGAAGAAAATTCTCAGGAAACGCTTGACACTTCGTTTTAAATCCCTATATATTTGTGAGGTGGGAAACTGCCTCACATGCTACATTAATTACTAACTGAAGGTGGAAAATATATGAATATTGAAATTTCAACAGAAGAGCTACAAAAGCGAAGGTTGTTTGTAGCCACCCCCATGTATGGGGGTCAATGTCATGGCATGTATGCTAAGGCATGTGCGGATCTCGCCAAGCTTTGTCAAGCTTATAATATTGAGTGTCGTTTCTTTTACCTGTTCAATGAATCTCTAATTACACGTGCTCGCAACTATTGCGTTGATGAGTTCCTGCGTTCTGATTGCACGCATATGATGTTTATTGATAGTGACATTGGGTTTGACCCCCAAGACGTTCTCACTCTTGCGGCTCTTATGGATCCAGAAGATAAGAAATATGAAATCATGTGTGGTCCATACCCAAAGAAAACTATCTCTTGGGAGAAGATCAAGATGGCTGTTGACAAAGGCTATGCTGACGACAATCCAGGAAACCTTGAAAAGTATGTTGGAGACTTTGTCTTTAACCCAGCTGAGGGTCAGTCTCAAATTCGTATTGATGAGCCAGTCTCTGTTCTTGAAGGTGGTACAGGGTTTATGATGATCCAGCGCTCTGCATTTGAGAAGTTTGAAAAGGAATATCCCGAGTATTCATATCTTCCCGACCATGTGCGCACGAAGAACTTTGATGGCACACGTGAGATCATGATGTATTTTCAGGCATTGATTGATCCGAAGTCAAAGAGATATCTTTCGGAAGATTATATGTTTTGTCAGTGGATGCGCAAGGTTGATGTGCAAGTATGGTTCTGCCCATGGATGAAGCTTATCCATGCTGGTTCCTATGTCTTTGGTGGTTCTCTGGCGGATATTGCTCAGCTTGGTGCTTCTGCGACAGCTGATGTATCAGCTATTAAGAAAATGAAGAAATAATGCCAAATTTAAAACTTTTAGTTATTGGTCATGGTCGACACGGTAAAGATACCGTCTGTGAGATTTTGCGAGACAAATACGGGTACACTTTTGAGAGCAGTTCCCGTTTTTGCTCCAAACTCTTTATCTATGATGATCTAAGAGATGTATATGGATACATGAACGAACAGGAGTGTTATGATGATCGACACAATCATCGTGCTGAATGGTATGACTCTATCTGTTCGTTCAATATTCCAAACGCTGCTGCCCTCGGAACAGCTATCTTAGGGCGGTATGATATTTATTGTGGATTGCGCAACAAACGTGAGTTCTTTGCGCTTCAGAATATTGACGCATACGACTATGCTATTTGGGTGGATCGAAGCAACCACCTTCCAACCGAAAGCAAGGATAGTATGAGTCTTGAGCAATGGATGGCAGACTATACCATCGACAATAATGGTTCGCTTGACGAACTTCAATTCAACGTGGATCAACTTATGGCTAATATCCATGATCAAACTTCTTGACATTCATGTTGAATTATGTTACAATTCTATTATTATGAACACGGAGAAAACATATGAAAATCAGTGACAATACCCTTAACGTTTTGAAAAACTTCTCGACAATCAATCAGTCTATTGCGATCAAGCAGGGCAACACTCTGCGAACTATTTCTGAAGGTAAGAATATCTTGGCTCAGGCTGTGGTTGCAGAGGCATTTCCATCAGACTTTGCTATCTATGAGCTGAACCAGTTTTTGGGTCTTGACTCGATCTTTGAAGACCCAGACTATGAGTTTGGTGAGAAGGCTGTTACTGTAGCGGAAGGTTCAACACGTTCTCGCTACACATACACAGATCCTTCTATGGTGACTACACCACCAGAGAAAAACCTTGAATTGCCTTCACGTGAAGTTTCCTTTAAAATGACTGCCGACGACTTTGCTAAGGTTCGTAATGCAGCTAACCAACTTCAACTTCCAAATATTGTTGTTCGTGGTCAGGATGGCTCGATCACTCTCACAGCTACTGATGTTTCTAACCCAACATCAAACGAGTTTAACCGTGAAGTTGGTCAGACTAATGCGTCGTTTGTGTTCGTATTCCGCCCAGAGAATATGAAACTCATTTCCGATGACTATGATGTGACCATCTCTGCAAAGGGCATTTCTCACTTCAAAGGTTCGATGGTTGAGTATTGGATTGCAACAGAGAAAGGCTCAACATACGATGGTTAAAATTGAGGTTGATATTGCCAAAGCTTTGGTACAAATGATCGACACAGTCACTAAACGAGGAGCGGTGAACGGGGAGGAGCTACTCCCTGTCGCCACGATGCGTAAACGTCTAACTGATGGGATTGATGCAGCTGAGTCTGAAACAACAGACAACTTTGAATAATTTTGGAGAACTATATTATGAGCGAAGAATTCCTATGGGTCGAGAAGTATCGCCCAAAAACTGTTGAGTCTACAATTCTACCTGAAAGTCTGAAGACCACCTTCCAGACTTTCGTTGATCAGGATAACATCCCGAACCTTCTGCTAACTGGTAGTGCTGGCGTTGGTAAGACCACCATTGCTAAGGCTATGCTCGAGGAGCTGGGGTGTGACTATATCGTGATCAATGGTTCGGACGAGGGTCGTTTGATTGACACTCTCCGAACCAAAATTAAAAACTTTGCGTCCTCCATGTCCCTTGCTGGGGGTCGCAAATATGTCATCTTGGATGAAGCTGACTATCTGAATGCCGAGACTGTACAACCAGCTCTCCGAAATTTCATGGAGGAATACAGTTCCAACTGCGGGTTTATCCTCACATGTAACTTTGAGAAGAAGATCATTGATCCGCTTCACTCTCGATGCTCGGTGGTCAACTTCCGTCTTTCTAAAGATGACAAACCTGCTATGGCTGCGCAAATGTATAAGCGTGTCTGCACCATTCTTTCTGACGAGAACGTGACGTTTGACAAGAAAGTTGTTGCAGAGGTTATCAAGAAGCACTTCCCTGATAACCGCCGTATTCTTAATGAGTTACAACGCTATTCAAGCACAGGTACTATTGATGCAGGTGTGTTGGCAAACTTCTCTGATGTTCAGATCAAAGACCTGATCAATGGTCTGCGTGACAAGAACTTCAAAGAGGTTCGCTCATGGGTTGCCCAAAACGTTGATGGTGATGGAGCAGATATCTTCCGCAAAATCTATGACAACATGAACGAATATATCAACCCACAGTCTATCCCGCAAGTTGTAGTTACTCTTGCAGACTACCAGTACAAATCCGCTTTCGTAGCTGATCATGAGATTAACATGATGGCTATGTTCTCTGAGATGATGGTAGAGGTTGACTGGAAATGAATCCGTTTGATTATGTTAATGAGATCAATGTCTCTAAAAAAGACATAATGACTGGCACGGATAACGACGTGTTGGCAGAGAAGGGTTATGATCCTTTTCTAACCAACCGTTCGTTGTCAAACTTTCCTGATACCATTTGGCTTGCTAATGAGATGAACACTCGGCATGACATTGACAAAAAGCTTCAGTTCCACTTTCTACTAAATACAGTTAGACCCAAAAAACGCTTTGCGAAGTGGGCTAAAAAAGAAAAAACTGGTGACGTGGAAGTGATTAAGCTGTATTATGGTTACAACGATGTTAAAGCAAGGCAAGCACTTTCTGTCCTCACCGACGACCAAATAAAAACAATAAGAAACAGAATGGAAAAAGGTGGACGAAATGCTTGACTCAATGGTAGAGGTGCGCCTCACAAACGAAGACGATTTCCTTAAAATTAGAGAAACGCTGACACGTATTGGCGTTGCTTCTCGTAAAGACAAGACAATCTATCAGTCTTGCCATATTCTGCACAAGCAGGGTAAATACTACATCGTGCATTTTAAAGAACTCTTTATGCTTGATGGCAAACCCAACAACTTTGGGGACGAAGATAAAGGACGCCGTAACACCATCGCTAATTTGTTAGCTGAGTGGGGTCTTGTTGAATTAGTTGATGAAAATAAGTCTGGTGAACCTCTGACACCTTTGAGTCAGATTAAGGTTCTGCCCTATAAAGAAAAGGCTAACTGGACGTTGACTGCGAAATATAATATTGGAAGGAAGAAAGATTGACAAACCCATTTAAGGATATTGATACGTTTCAAACTGCTTGTGATCAAGAACCAAGCGAAGCAAACTACAAAATGTATCTCGATCTAATCCGTGAAGAAACAGAAGAGCTAGAAGAAGCTATCCAAGACAACGACAAAGTAGAACAACTTGATGCACTCGTTGACATTCTGGTTGTTACTATGGGTGCTATTCGGGCTGCAGGTTGGGACGGAGAAGCAGCTTGGAAAGAAGTAATGGATACAAACTTCGCTAAGATTGATCCAGAAACAGGTAAAGTGCGCAAACGTGAAGACGGTAAAGTGCTTAAACCAGAAGGCTGGAAAGCACCAGAACTAGCTCAGTTTGTAAGATAAATATTACAAAGGAGACTACTAATGTGCAGCCCATTTGTGCGTAAAGAAGCCAACCGTTTTTACTGGATAGTAAAGGGTTCATTAATCCCCCAGACATGGTCCGACAAAGATGTAGAAGGCATATACCATAGCTATATGAAACGTATCTGGGGTAATCACGAAAATTGTGTTAATGAAGATGGATTTTCTGAAGCTTGGGCAAACAGGGAAAAAATGAATTATAAATAAGATGTAAACGTTGAAGCGGCGTGGACACATACTGGACCTGGGGGCAGTACCCAGCGACTCCACCACAAACACTTGATAAGTGACGACTTAAATTCGATGAAGGGGATAGGGAGTTAGCTACCTGATTCTGTGGAGAAGTTTCAAGTGTTTTTGATGG